CTGGGTGATCTTATTAAAAATGAGATTACAGTTTCCTTTGGTCGTAACGAAGACAACAAGGCAGCAGAATATGCTGTCCTTGCTAAGGGTCAAGGGTATGAACCTGTCCAGAAACTAAAGGTTGAACCCATGACACTTAAAGCATTAGTCAGAGAGCGTCTTGAATCTGGACAAGAGATGCCCTCTGATTTATTTAATGTGTTCGCAGGAAACAGGACAAAAGTAACGAGGAGTAAATAAACATGAACCAAGTAGCAGAGAAAAAGTCTGCAGGTCTTCCAGCAAATATGTTTGAAGATGATGCAGCAAAAGGTTTGGGTGCAATAGGTCAAGAAGATCTAGCCCTGCCTTTTCTAAAAATCCTTGGACAGCTTTCACCAGAAGTTAATAAACGTGATGGTAAGTATGTCGAAGGTGCAGAGCCAGGAATGATTTACAATTCTGTCTCTGGAGAACTCTATGATGGAGTGAAAGGTATTAATGTAATACCATGCTTTTATAAGCTGGAGTACATTGAATGGAAGGATAGAGGAGAAGGTCTAGGTGCACCAATTGCAATCTATGATTCATCTTCTGATATCATGTCTAAAACAAAACCTGATGCAAACTACAAAGATAGATTACCAAATGGTAATTATATTGAGAAGACTGCATCTCACTTTGTTATAGTTTCGGGAGATAGTCCATCAACAGCATTGATCTCTATGAAATCTACTCAATTAAAAATTAGTAGAAAATGGAACTCAATGATGTCTGGTATCAAAATGAAAGGTGCAAACGGAATGTTTACACCGGCATCTTTCAGCCATATTTACAAACTAAAAACTACCCAAATGTCAAACGATAAAGGCACTTGGTTTGGTTGGGAAGTAAGTAAAGTTGGCCCAGTAACTGATAAAGGTCTTTACGATCAAGCTAAAAGTTTTAGCAATAGCATCTCAAAAGGTGCTGTGAAAGCTAAACATGGCGAAGATAAACCAAAGGACCAAAAAAGCATTATCTAATTCCTTCGGGAATATGTGCACAGTGTGGGCCAAACGGGAGACTGAGTGGCCCACATAAACAGTTATGGAACGATACATAGAATTTTTTAATGGATATAGGAATGCTTACGGTGTAGCTGACTTTAATCATCAAGACTCTTATATAGATTCTGAAACAGGTAAAAAGAAACCTGTATATAGATGGAATTTTGAGGAACTTACTGATGAAATATACAAGCAACATCTAGAGGGCAAACTATCAATAGGCATACAACCATGCACAGAAAATGCATTGGTTAAGTTTGGTGTAATTGATATAGATCCAAAAGACTATGAGGACTTTAATAAAAAAGACTACATAGATATTATACAACAATACGAATTACCTTTACTACCGGTAGAATCTAAAAGTGGTGGACTGCATTTGTTTTTATTTATGAATGCATTTACAGATTCTAAAGTTGTAAAATCTTTTCTAACAAATTTATTATCTTTGTTTGGACTCAAGCAAGACACAGAGATATTTCCAAAGCAAACACAGCTAACAAAAGATAGCGAGACAGGTCAACTACGACCAGGTCAGTTTATAAATTTACCATACTTCGGCGAGGAGCGTAAAGCTTTAAACGTTGATGGTACAACGTTCACCTTAGAACAATTTATGAAAGTAATCAGTGCAAATCTGGTTACAAAAGAAAGACTGAAAGGAATTACAGAAGAGATTGAACACAAGAGTATGGAGGGTGTAGATGAAGAATTTTTAGATGGTCCACCATGTCTGGCAGCAATATCTAAATTATCTAAGAATGAGAATTTTGATGGCAAAGATAGATTTATGTACAATTATCACGTTATGGTTAAGATGAAATATCCAGACAACTGGCAACAAAAAGTTATGAATGCACCAGTAAAATATTTTGCTGGCGTACATGCAAATGCGTGGGATCAAAAATTTTTAAATGCAAAAGTAAAATCTTGGAACAGAAGCTCTAAAGGGTATACCTGCACACAGAGTCCATTAAGTGAAAACTGTAAGAAAGGTATATGTGTTAAGAAAAAATTTGGAGTGTTGGCAGGATCAAAAGGATCTTATCCTGTTCTAACAAATTTAAAAAAGATAGATCTAGACCCAGAACCGGAGTACGAATTCGATGTAACAAAACCAGATGGTATTGGTACAGCCACAGTGCATTGTAAAAATGTAGAACACCTAAATGACCAACGTAAAAGACGTAACTCAATATCAAAAGCTGCAGGATTCTTACCACCACTTATTAAGAATGATGAAGAACAAACGATTATGGATGCGTTATATCAAACACAGAAAATTGTACAGCCACCAGTAGGTACATCACCAAAAGAAAAACTGCATGATGTTATACACGCAAAAATAAATGGGCCAAAGGCAACGAGTGACGCTGCATTTAAAACTGGGTCTGTATTAATAGAAGGTGAGTATGCATTTTTTAAATTTGATAAATTTTACGATAAACTAAAAGCAAAGAATTGGAAGTATAGCGAAGATAAAACAGGACGTATGATGCAGGTGTTGTATCAAGAATGTGAGATAGAATTTTTAGAACAAAAAAGATTTCCATCAAAAGAAGCTGGTAAGTATCACTCATCAACAAAGAATATCATACAAATAAATATAAAATCTTTTGAAGAAGTACCCATACACCACACTAAAACTAAACATAAAACGGATATAATATAATGAGAGATGATCTTATGGTGCAACAACAAGTAGGTAGTAGATGGCAACACATGGTTGGTGTCATCTGTCTGAATCAGACGGGACGTAAAAAAGTAAAAAATATATTACCTAATTTTTTTAAAAGGTTTCCAACTGCTATACATTTGTTGCAATCAAATAAACAAGAGGTAGCAGAGATGTTGAAAGATCTAGGCATGAAGAATGTCAGAGCGAATAGAATATGGCGCATGACTGAAGACTATCTTAACTGGGATGGTGTGGATGCAACAGAATTATTTGGTATTGGTAAGTATGGTAGTGATAGTTATGAAATATTCTACAAGAATAGGGTACCAGATAACGTGCAGGACAAAGAATTAAAAAGATATATACGGGAGGAAATGTGATTAGTAGAAAATTATTCGGGCCTCCGGGCACAGGGAAAACAACAAAGCTATTAAAATATGTTAAAACATTTTTAAAATTAGGAACACCTATAGATAAGATAGGATATTTTGCATTTACAACCAAAGCTGCAAATGAAGCCATAGATAGAATGTTAGATTACCACACAGCATTTGAAAGAAAAGACCTTAAACATTTTCGAACATTACATTCTCTGGCTTTTAATCAACTAGGTATGAAGAAAGCTCAGGTTATGCAGGACGAACACTACGAAGATATAGGAAAAAAATTAGGAATAGAAGTTACAGTGTATTCTAATGGCGAAGAATCTACAGGATTTATAAACTCTGATAGTGAGTATTTTAATTTAATTAATGCAGCTAGAATAAAAAATATTTCTATCGAAGATGAATACAATACAGATATGTATTCACAAGAAATGGACAAAAGATTATTAAAAATTATTGCTGATGAAGTAGACAACTACAAGCAGGCTTTTGGCTTAGTAGATTTTACAGACATGATAGAGAAATTTATTGTGTCTAAATTGTGTCCAAAATTTGACGTAGCGTTTATTGATGAAGCTCAAGATTTATCACCTATACAATGGAAAATGTTCAATATTATCAAGGAAAATAGCCGATATGTTATACTAGCAGGCGACGATGATCAAGCAATTTATGGCTGGGCAGGTGCAGATGTAAAAAAATTTCAGCAAGAAATTTCAAAGAAAGACATAATTTTGCCACAATCTTACAGGGTTCCACAAACCGTACAAAATCTTGCAGATAAAATATTAGACTTAATTCCAAAAGACAGACGAGTATTAAAAAATTGGAAAGCTAGAAAAGAACAAGGAACAGTAAATTATATTTATAGTTTAGATGACGTGCCAATAGATGAGGGTAAATGGTTAGTGTTAGCAAGATACAATGACAAACTAAATAGACTAAAACCATTTTTAAAAGAACGTGGTATTTATTTTGAATACAAAGATAGGAAGAGTTACAAGGTAACCTTGTTTAGAACCATTCTAAACTACATACGATGGCAGAAAGGTGACGAGCTATCTTTACCAGAAGTAAAAGATATTTTTGAATATACCAATACAGATACAGAATTGACCGAAGAAAAAATGTATAATTTAGAGGAGTTTGGGTTTGATAAAAACATACCTTGGTATGATGAGTTTACATCTGACTATGAGGAGTGTTTATATATAAGAGAAATGTTAAGTAATGGAGAAGAATTAAGAAAAAATCCAAGAGTAAAATTATCTACGATACATTCTGCAAAAGGTGGTGAAGCAGATAATGTATTATTAATATTAGACAACACAAAAACAATTAGAGAAGCATCACAAAAAAGTATAGATAAAGCCGATGAAGAACACAGAGTTTGGTATGTGGGGGTGACAAGAACAAAACAAAACTTATACATCATGGCAGCAAAAAAGGAGGACCAAGGTTATGACATCGAAAGTTTGGGATAAACAGCACGGAGGGAGTCACTATCAAAAGTACAAAATTCAGCCGAGTAAGTTCGTAGTTGAGAATGAGTTGTTATACCCGGAAGGATGTGCTATAAAATATATAATTAGACATCGTGATAAGGGAAAGAAGCAAGACATTTTGAAGGCAATACATTTTTTAGAAATGATTATTGAAAGGGACTACAATGAAAATTCCTAAGTTTGAAGCACAAACAGAGTGGGTAAAACCTACAGAGTTTCCTGACTTACGTAATGTAGATGAGATTGCAATTGACCTGGAGACAAAAGATCCAGACTTATTAAAGAAAGGATCTGGCTCTGTTATTGGTAATGGTGAGGTCATAGGAATTGCTGTTGCTACAAAATTTTATAAAGGATATTTTCCTATTGCACACGAAGGCGGTGGTAATATGGATAGATCAAGAGTCCTATCTTGGTTAAAAGATATTTTAGAATCACCCTCAACAAAAATATTTCATAATGCTATGTATGATGTGTGTTGGTTGAGATCCATGGGATTTAAAATAAATGGTGACATAGCCTGTACAATGATTGCATCAGCATTGACTGATGAAAATAGATTTAGATACGATCTTAATAGTTTATCCTGGCACTATCTTGGTTATGGTAAGAATGAAGCTGCACTTGCAGAAGCTGCAGAAGAATGGGGTATCGATCCTAAATCAGAAATGTATAAATTACCTGCGATGCATGTTGGTGCTTACGCAGAGCGAGATGCTGAAGTTACATTAGGACTTTGGCAAGAAATGAAAAAAGAAATTATTAGTCAAGACCTAGAGGACATATTTGATCTTGAGTCTGATTTGTTTCCGTGTCTTGTTGATATGAGATTTAAAGGTGTACGTGTAGATACTGAACGAGCACATGAAATGAAAAAAGAATTTGTGGCACAAGAGAAAGAATTATTACACAACATAAAGAGAGAAACTAATATTGATACACAGATCTGGGCAGCTAGATCTATTGCAAATGTATTTGATATGTTGAGATTAGAATATCCGACGACAGAAAAAACAGGTGCACCATCATTTACAAAAAACTTTTTACAAGAACATCCTAATCCTGTTGTTAAGATGATTGCACAGGCAAGAGAGATTAACAAAGCACATACAACATTTCTAGATTCTATCTTACGTTATGAGCATAATGGTAGAATACATGCAGAGATAAATCAATTACGTAATGCTGGGGGTGGCACGGTTACTGGTAGGTTCTCTTACCAGAATCCTAATCTACAGCAGATACCGGCTAGAAACAAAGATCTTGGACCTAAGATTAGATCATTATTTATACCCGAAGAGGGCCATAGATGGGGTGTATTTGATTATTCTCAGCAAGAGCCGAGGTTGGTAGTGCATTATGCTTCTTTGTATAAATTACCCTCTGTATATGATGTTGTAGATGCATATGGTAATGACTCTAGCGCAGACTTTCACCAGACCGTAGCAGATATGGCTGACATACCGAGATCACAGGCCAAGGTGATCAATCTGGGTCTTTTCTATGGTATGGGTAAAGCTAAATTACAGGCAGAGTTGGGTGTAACAAAAGACAAAGCTGCAGAATTATTTAATACTTATCATTCACGTGTACCATTCGTAAAACAACTTATGGAGAAAGCATCTAACAGAGCACAGGATCGTGGTCAGATACGTACCCTGCTGGGTAGACTATGCAGGTTTCATCTGTGGGAGCCTAATAGTTTTGGTATGCATAAAGCTATGACTCACGAAGATGCACTCAGGGAACATGGACCGGGGATCAAGAGAGCTTACACATACAAAGCACTCAACAAATTAATACAAGGTTCAGCTGCCGATATGACAAAGAAAGCAATGTTAGAACTCTACAAAGAAGGTATCATACCGCATATACAAATACATGACGAGTTAGATATATCTGTTAAAGATGAATCACATGCGAAAAAAATAATTGATGTGATGGAGAATGCTGTTACACTAGAAGTCCCAAACAAAGTTGACTACGAACACGGGGACAACTGGGGTG